TCAATTATCATTTTATCAATATTGATAATAGACTTCCTAAACTCAATCAAAAGTTGTCCATAATTTTCACTATTATTTTTTCCTATTACATTTTCTGTCCACGTTTCTGTTGTTTCACTTGTTCCTTGTTCGGCTGTTGTTCCACTGGAGTTTCCAGTATTCACCGTTGTTCCCTTATTTGTCTTTGTCCCTTTATCTGTGTTAGTATTTGTGTTAGTTCCTTCTGTAGTACTTCTTCCATTTTCATCGCTACTATTAGTTACGGTGTCGGTTCTTGAAATCATACGAATGTCAGTAAGATATTTATTTGTTTCAATATCAGCAATTCCTCCTTGTGGGGTATCGTTAAATTTATTTGTTTCGTTAAAGTTATTATTATTACTTGTTTCTGAATTATATTCACTTGTTCCCTTAACAGTGTTTTTTCCGGAATCCATTACTGTTCGATCATTTGTTTCTTCGTAATCATCCGTTTTATTATTAGTACTAGAATTAGTTGTGCTTCCGCTTTTAGTATCGGTTCCTCTTGTCGTTTTCGTAAAGGTTGTTGTTATATTTGTATTGTATAAGGGGTTAAATTCATAAACAGTGGTTTTGTATAATTGGTTGTATGTAGGCATAATTTCGCATAGAGTAGCGTCAAGCCACAACTGCCATAAACCAACGGTTTCTGCACAAATTTCTCGTGTATAATAAGATCTCAAGATTTTTTTACAGAGAATCTTTCTATAGCTTTCATCGAAAATTTCCCAGTTAGTTGTGAAGATTTTATCCCAAGACTTGTCAAGTACAGAATTGATATTATTGAATCCGACGCTTTCCTGTAGTCCTGCTTTTTGCTCACAAATATATCTTACTTCTGTTGTGTACTTACTCATTGTCTTCACCTCCTAAAGTAGGAGCATCTAAACCAAGGTCTACTTGTCCGAGTTCGTCAATTTCATCTCTTATAGTCACCTCGATATTTGTCCCGAACATAGTATTGATTTTTTCTACCGCATGTTGTCGCTCAGATAATCTTGAATATCTATTAGCGAGCGTTCCGCCAAGACCTCTTAGAACCTCATCTTTAATCAGGCGTTCCTTTTTCATAACGTTTGCAGAAGGAATACCCAAGTATGTAAGGGCTTCGTTCCATAAGTTTGTTTTTAAATCATAAATTTTGTCGCATACAAAAGGTGCGTCTGTTTTTAAGCAAATAACAGCGTGTTCGTCAAAAGAGTTATCAGCAAATATTACAGGACTATTTCCATCCATTTCTTTAAACGCGTTCAGTAGTGTTAGTCGTAGTTTCTGATCGCATTTCAACAAAACAGGTGTTTTTTGAGCATTGGCATTTACATCAATGATTCTGTCTAAATTGTACAGTCTCTGCGCGAATAACTCAACAACCGGAAAAGTCGGAGTTCTGTCCATGTTATTCCATATAATAACACTATCGGTATCATATAGTGATTTACGATACTTATTATATTTAGAATATGCTACGCGTCTAACAGGCTCGCCATAGACGTTAAAATTTCCATTACATACTACATCTAGGGCAAGGTTTCCAACCACTTCGTCATTGAAATAAACAGCCCCGGCATTATAAAATAACGCCTGTTCAATATAGCGACTATCAATAGTGGAAGGTATGTTCTTCCACTCAAACATACTAATAGAAATCTGCCGTAGAATAGAAAGATACTGCCCGTATGATCGCATATTAAGATTTAATGAGTCACTAAAGTAACTTTTCTTTTTACTCAAAATATCACCTCCTTACGACGGGCTATTATCAAGGTCATAGTTTCCAATTTCCGTGTGTTTTTTCCAGAACCTACAACCAGAGTTGAAAATATTTTCGATTTTTCTTGCATCGTCAGACGGTAAATTTCCCTCCACTATGCAATCTGTAGTTTTTACATACGTCCAATGTGGCCTTGCATTCATGTTGGGAGTAGTAGTTCGCCTTACGGCATATCCAAAAGCTGAAAAATAATCATCAATTACTTTCGCGTATGCTTTCGTAATACATTTTTCATAGATTCTGAAACCTTTCTGCTTTGTGGCAAGCAGGAAATCACTTTCCTGTGTTCCCTGATTTCTTGTTCCCATTTCAACCGGTACGGTATTAACAGTTAATAAATCAACTACTTTTCCTATGCTATTACTAATGCCGCCAAGCAATGCACCGCCGATTGCACCGAGAATACCTCCCCCAGCTCCTGCGGCTCCACCGCTGATTGCCCCTTTTGTAAAGCTATTAAATAAGCTGTTCGGCGCGGATGTATTTTGCTGTGCAGTATAGGCACGGTATGTATCAATGTTGTATGCGCATAGAGGAAAGCTTGACAAGCTAACTCTTTCATCAATTTCTAACTGCCCATTTCCTGACATGGACTGAACCTTATAATTGATCGGCATAAAAAGAGCCTGTGTTGATGCTCCGAAAGATGCCTGTTCTGTAAAACTATATGTTCCGCTACTTGTATTTCCAGGCACAGTATTGAAGCACTCATACTTATAATCTTTTTTGTCACCCTCTCCATTGCTTACCTCGGCATATTTGTACGGATAACAGAATAATTTATTATTTTTGGGAACGTAACCATCAAGCGTATTATAGGGTTTATTATTTGTGTGAGTCTCCTTGTATCGGTCTTCTATCGGAGTGCCGCCGGGCACTACATATTTAGCCGGAAGTGAATATATTTTAACAATATTATCTGCTTTATTTTTGTCAATTAAATCATTGATATATTTATTTGCAGATTCTGCCGTTACAAAAACAGATATTACACATCCGCTATAGACTCCACCAGCAATACCACCTCCGGAACCGCCAGATTCCGCGGCTGTCACTATAACAATAGGATTAAATGACGTTGTTCCGGTAAGAGTATAATCGTGAATACCCTCAATGACATGCTCGCCAAAGTTTATTCCCTCATCAAGAATATTAACTCCGATTGAATCATCCGTCACATGCTGCCGCTCAACAAAGCACTGTTTTAATTGAAAAGCCCCCATCCATGTAGTGAGATAGTCAATTTCAAAATGGATTTCCGTCATACCGTTTGATCGGTATTCAATGCTAGTGATAAATGCATAAAACCATTTATTTTCATACGATCTATTCTTGTATCGTAAATATCCCGCTGAAAAAATATTGGCAATCGGAGTTCCGATTTTTATAATTCCTTTTTGCTGTGATACATAAGATATATTTGTTAAAGTTGCTATTTTTCCGATATTTGAAAAATATGAATCTTTTTCAGTTGTTGAACTAAAATATAATGCGTTATCATAATTACCAGATAAACCAATATCTGAAAATAATTCTATTGTACTGTTAGGAGATATATACATTATTTCACCTCTTCATAGTATTTTTTCTTTCATTATGATTAAGCGGGGATATTATCCCCGCTGGTTATTATCCAACCTTATCAAGTTCAACAGTGGCTCCAATCTCGGCATTTGCATTGATTGTAGCAGAAGCTTTAGCATTATAAGTAGTTCCATTTACCGTTGCACTTAACACAAGATTAATCGCTCTAGCACTTGCAGGAATCAGCAAAGCTCCGTATTTCTGTACTCCTACACCCGCTTTTGTTGCCTGCCTCGTCTGAACTAACTGAACATTATGCGGCTCTAAAGTAGCTCCTTCCACCTGCGGTTCCAGGCAAAGAACGGTAGCAGTTTCGGAAATGGATTTATCAACCACTTCGAACGTGATCGTAGCAGGAAGAGTCGTAGTAGCGGTATTCGCAACAAACACAACAGCGTTTGCAAACTGGGAAGAACTAATTGTTTTCCATGTATGATAGAAGTAATTCCAATACAGGCCGGATGCCACATATTTTTCAGTAAATTTGTTCATATTATCATAGCACTGAAACCAATTTTCATCCAGCAAAACCGCTTTTACATTTGCCATAAGCGCAAGTTCGTCGGATGTTACTTCCTCGATGCCGTTTGAATAATCGCGGATAACCTCAAAACGTTCATTGTCAAACGTTGTAAAATCATCAATCAGGAAAAGGCTTCCCATGAATGTAGCCTTGTCCATGTTAAATGCGGCGGCTAAAACTTCAACGTCATATTTTGCGTTGAAATCAGAATCCATGAAAATAACCTGTCTCTCACGAGGAGTGTTATTTCTAACAGATGCCGCATTGTAAGTCGTTTTCGGAAACGTGATTGCATTGGATTTTGAACGGAAAGCGGTTGCGTAATTTGACATATTAGAATCATCAACTGCTACCGGGTACATCTGTCCTTTAGTAACTGCTTTGATAATCAAATATTTAAACAGAAGAAATTCGTCATATTCTGCGGCAGTATAAACTGATTCTACAATTTTAGCGATTAAATCAGTTACACCCTGTTCACTCAGAAAAGCCCTTCTTAAATCTTCGTCCTGAATGGTCACCGGATACATAACGCGCCAGTTCATGATGTGAAACTGACTGCACACATCAGGAAGAGAACGCTTAAACTCTCTACCCTCTCCTTTGTCCGGGTCGTAATCAACCACTTTTGCAATGCTCACAAAAATATCTTCTACCGTTTCCCCGAACTCAAGATAACCTTTTTTCAGTCTGGAATACGGGTTGTTAAATGTAACGCTCTGCGCCCTCACTAATGCAATACGGTTTACCAGGGCATTTAAAAACTGATTTGCTAACGCTGGAGTGCCGCAGATAATTTCTCCTACCTGAGGAATCTGTGTTGCTTTTTCTACTACAGGAACGCTCTGCTGATAATCATAACTGGCATTCTGCCTGATAACGTTTAAAATGTCAATCGTGCTCGCATTAAGACTACTCTGTGCAATTCTCTTAGCCATAGTTATTTGACCTCACTTTCTACAGTAAATAAATCCTCAAATTTTGTCGGTGATTCATAATGCTCAATTTCGGGTTCGCTCTCAGGGCTATCATCTTCTTTTCCCTCAAACCGTTCCTTGTAACGTTTACGCCACGAAGCGTCATTTTCTTCGTATTTTGTTTTCCAATCTTCCGTGTCTGAAAATGAATCAATAGTATCTGATAAATCCTCCAACAATGAAATATTATCGTCACTTAAATTTTCTCCAAAGCTTGCGGTAAGTCTTGCGACTAAATCTTCTTTTGTTGATACTGCCATTTTTTATTAACTCCTTTCTTAAATAATCCTTCTCATAAAAAACCATAGCGGCATGCCTTTTTTACCAGGCGCTGGCCCGGGCGGCTCCGGTTCCACTCCACCAGCCCACCAGTATACAAGCATTACGTTTGCATGTGCCGCACTTCCCGTAGGATCCTGATAGAAATTTCCAGAAGTCTGCTTCCAAGAAGACGGACTTGCAGATTTATTATCGTAAATGAACTGATAATAATTCTGTGCATATGCAATACGCTCAGTCAATTTATTTCCGGGGACACCTTCCCAACATGCTAAAAACTCCTCTACCAGTAACGGTAAATTCGTGCTTGTTGATGACAAAAATTCAGATAAATTGTGATAGCCCATCACTGAATTTGCCGCTGTCCAGTAATTTTCGTGCAGTACAAAATTTAACTGCCCGTATAAATCTCCGTCAGAATATCCCTGACTGGTGACCCAGGTATGCAGATTATAACAACGGCCATGTGGGGTTCCTACATTAGTCCACTGACCTAAACCAAAACCACCGATGCCGTCATACTGGTATTCGTGATCCCACGTTGTAGGAATGAGAGATTCCCAGATTCCCGGATTCATTCCAGATTCCCACGCCCAGCAACCACACATGGCAGAGACCACATAGGGGCTAATTTTTCTTTCGTCGGGCATTTTATCACTCCTTATATTTATTAAAAATGGGCATCAAGTCATTTACGCAATGCTGAACCTTCGTGTAGTCATATCCAGCCCGTTTTAATGCCTTTTTTCTATCTTCTCCGTTTCCGTATGTTCCGTTAATAACTTCGATTGCAATAGCAATCGTTTCAGGGATTCTAATAAAACTTACCTCTGTCATTTGTTGTCCTCCTTTGAAATATGAAAAATTGATAAAAGTTTTTCAGGTAAAATATCAGTAATTTTAGCAAGATTTTCAATGATTGACACTACTTCTGTAAGACAAACAAAAGAAATTACAATCGGAAGTAATTTAATACTTAAGAGAAAACCTACTTCACTTCCGTATGTATCAATCATTAGTGCCAAAAAATAACAGATTAAAAAACCAATCTTTTTAAAAATTCCGTCACGCAATTTCGTTGACTGTAAATCTTTTGTCTTAACTGCTGAAATTAAACCGGTTATTAAATCTGTTAAATTAAAGAGTAATGCCACGCCGATACTATGCATGTATTCACCACCTTTACATTTAATTGAATATATGTT